AAGGGGCCGTTGCTGGAATTATTCAACGTCTTTCATACGGCAGTACAAAAATGGATAACCGGCAACGTTGCGAAAAAAGTTGTCATGGTGACGGATACCACAAAGGAATTAATTAAGCTACGCATAAGCAAGGGCGAGGCAGAGGGCGAGGGCATACCGGAGATTGCCGCCCGGATCGATGAACTTTACTTAGAACAGATTATTCCTAATCGTTCAACCGTTATAGCCCGGACGGAAGTTATAAGCAGTAGTAACGCCGCCAACCGTTTTGCCGCACAACAAACAGGGTTGCCACTTATGAAGGAATGGATTTCAACACGGGATGATCGGACGCGGGACACGCACGAAGCCGTTAACGGGCAAACTAGAGAGTTTGACGAGTTTTACGATGTTGGAAAAGCAAAGCTATTGTTTCCCGGCGATCCTAACGGGCCAGCCGACGAGGTTATACAATGCAGGTGTACAGAGGGGTACAGTGTTAAGAAAAAATAAAGGGAGGTTTTTCGAATGCCAAAATCCAGTTACATGAGTTCAAAGGTAATCACGGACAATTTGAGCAATTCAACCAAATATGTTGCCCTATTCACAGACGCGGCCGGAATTACGAGTCCGAGCCAACCGGCAACAGAAGCAACGGCGGGCAATTGTCCGGGTTATGCGCGGCAGAGTTGTACTTTCAATTCGTCGGGTGTAAGTACGTCCGCGCAAACTTTCACGGCTACAGGAGCATGGGCAACGGTTCGATATATGGGTATTTATGATGCCGCGACAAATGGAAACCTTTTGTACTGGTATGATATGACGGACGAAACCCTAGCGAATACAAACCAGTTGAACTTTGCAACCGGGCAAATTACAGTTTCCGAGGCTTAAAATAGTGGGCGGGTTATCCTGCCCTTTTTAGGGGTGATGGTATGGCCTACCATTTGCAAATGAACGGCGGTACAGATCATATAAAACTACCGTCAATAACATTTGATAAAATTATTTTAGACATTCAGGTTCAGCGAAGAACAGACGTTATACGCAATTATTTTGACTTTCGTACAGGTTTTTCGTTCGGATACCTGCAAAGCTTAACAAGCGGCGTTGACACCGAGGGGAACGATTCTCCTATGTCAACTTACATCGATGGAGTAGGCCCGAAAACAAACAATACTGTTATGGTTCCCAATGACATTAGGTGTTTGCTTGAGGTAAGATGGACGGCGGCCGCTACTGATGATGGAAATATATTCAGCAACAGTAGCGGGAGCGGCGGGCAAATAGGCATAATTTACGACATTAAAATTTATAACGGCGCAACACTTCAAGCGCATTACGATTTAACACTTGGTAACGTTCAAGACCAATCGGGCAACGGAAGAAATGCAACCTTAAACGGTGGGACATGGATAGACGAGGGCGGCGGCGCAATCGAAGGAAGCGCGGCTATAACCGGTAACGCGGCAGTAACAGCGGCCGCGAATAAAGTTTTAACGAAACAGGCGGTCATATCCGGCGTTGCAACGGTTTCCGCTAGTGCTAGGAAGGTGCTTGTAAAAGCGGCCGCTATAACGGGCATTTCGAGCGTTACAGCAACGGCAAGCAAGATCAAAAAAGCATTGGCCAATATAACCGGAGTGGCTACAGTTACAGCAACGGCCGGGAATGTAACGACATTTCAAAAATCTGCCAACATTCAAGGAAATTCAACGGTTAATGCAACACATTTCAAACGGCTTGTAAAATCCGCAAACATTCAGGCGGCGGCAAACGTTATTGCAGTTAAGACAAGGAGAATTTTTGCAATGGTAACAATAACGGGATTGGCTACCGTGACAGCAATTTCAACTAAGAAGATATTCAAAAGCGCGGCCATTGTTGGAATGTCTAGTGTTTCAATCAATACAAATACACCGTTGTATCAAAACACGACGATAACCGGCGGCAGAGTGTTACATGCTACGATTACCGGCGGCAGGAAATTACGTTCGGAATTAAAAGGGGGTGTTTAACCTGAACAGATTGACGTTAACAGCCGGGAACAGCCGAAAACTTGACTTGATTTTACTAGATTATGACGAGGGCGGGCCGCTACCTTTGACCGGTTGCAAGGTGCGTTGGGTACTCAATAAGACCGTGACCGGCAGTAATTTGATTTATAAGGATACGGATACCGGGGGTATTGTGACTACTGATGCAGAGGGCGGTTTATGCACCGTTTCGTTAAATCCGGATGATACAAAGGACATGGCCGCCGGCGAGTATTATTGTGAAGCCGAAGTTGAGGACAGTTTCGGAAACATAAATACAGTATTTTCGCTACCCGTCACCATAAAATCTAGTGGAATTAAATAGACAATAATGGTATTTTAATATTATGATTCGAGGTGATAGATTTGGATCGAGAGGTTAAGAGTTTCGGTTTCGAAGTTAAGGCAATCGATGATAACCATTTTGAAGGTTATGCGTCCGTTTTCGGCAACAAGGACAGCCATTCCGACATTATGCAACCGGGGGCGTTCAAGAAAACGCTTAAAGAGCATAAAGAACGTGTTAAGGTTCTATGGCAACACGATCCATACATGCCGATTGGTAAGCCGGTGCATATGGAAGAGGACAGCGGCGGGCTTTACGTTAAGGCTAAGATAAGCCAAACGGAAGAAGGTAAGCGGGCCTTAATCCTTATGAAAGATGGCGTTATTGATGAATTGAGCGTTGGTTATAACACGGTTAAAGAAACGTGGGATAACGCAAAGCAGGTGCGCTTGCTACATGAGGTTAAGTTGTGGGAGTTTTCACCCGTTACCTTTGCTTCAAATGGACAAGCCAAGATAACAGGAGTTAAGAGTATCGCCGCGCTTATGGACGAGTTGAAAGCCGGGCGCATGTTGAGCGCGAAAAACGAGGGTTTAGTTAAATCAGCAATTGAGGCATTAACGGCACTTCTTGAAGCGACAGAAGGAAAGGCGAAGCCGCCGCAAGGCACTACGCTCTTCAATGAAGTTGACAAAGAAGCCGCCGAGCAAATAAAAAACATATTCGCAGAAATGCAAAAATTCGCAAAAGGGAGGCTGTAAAATGCCGGAATTGAAAGAATTACAAGATCAGCTATTAACGACATTCACGGAATTAAAGGCAATGGGCCAACGCCAAGAGGACGAAATCAAAAAATTCGGTGAGGCTACAGGCGAAACAAAGGCGACTATTGGCAAAATCAATACCGCTATGGACGAAATTAAAGGCCGCATCGATGCAATGGAAACGAAATTTAATCGGACAGGCTTCAACCCGGACGGTTCGAAACGCGACGAACAAGCGGAAGCAAAATCCGAAGCGTTTTACAATTTCGTAAAACACGGTATTGGCGCATTGAGCAAAGAGGAAAAAGCGTTGGTTCAAGACGCAACGGGTGAAATTATCGTTCCCGAAGATTTGGATAACATCATTTACCGCGCATTGCCGGGCAACACTGTTATGCGTTCGCTTGCATCGGTTCGCAAAACGAACAGTAACCGCGTTCGCCGTATTTCCATGACAGAGGCGACAACTGGTTGGGGTAAGCTTGAGACAACCGCCGCCGTACTTACTGATTTTGAAAGCACTCCGACACCGTCCGAGGCGTATATCAATGTTTGGGACGCATTGGGACTTGTTAAAATCGGTGAGGACGAATTGGAAGATACAAACCTCAATTTGCAAGCGTTCTTGGGTGATTCTTTCTCTAATGCTTATGCTTCTCTTGAGGATACGGCGTTTATGGTCGGTACAGGTGACGCGGGTAGCCGCCCAACCGGTATTTTGAACGGCGCAACGGTAACACGTTTCGATACGGCCACAGTTAACGCATTCGTTGTGGACGATCTTATCAAACTTGCTTATGCGGTTCCTGCCGGATACCGTAAAAACGGTTCTTACATCGTTCACAGCTTGATTGAGCAAACGGTGCGACTTGCAAAAGACAGCCAAGGCCAATACCTATGGCAACCGTCCTTGCAAGCGGGTACGCCGAACATCTTTAACGGCCGCCCAATCCATACGCAGGACGATCTAAGCGGAACAATTGCCACAGGCAATAACGTTGCCGTATTCGGTGACATTAAAGCCGGTTATCAGATCGTTGACCGTGTAGGATCGACAATTACACGTATCAACGAACTATACCTCAACGACGGCCTTGTTGGATTCAAATACAAACGCCGCGTCGGTGGCGGCGTAGTACGTGCAAACGCTATGCGGATTCTTAAAATTAAATAATTCAATTACCGATAAACCCGGCGGCGTTTACACTACGTTGGCCGGGTTTCCTTTTGGGAGGGAGGTAACGAGGTGAAAAAGTGCAAAATTAAACAGTTTTTCATGTCAGGTGATTACATTTTCGGGCATGACCAAATTGCAAATTTTGAAGATGATTCTGCCGCCGCATTAGAGGAAGCGGGTTTGCTTGAGATAATCGGTGATGTTGAAGAAGAAGAAACCGAAACAACACCGAAGAAACGAGGCGGTAAATAATGAGCCTTAAAATTACCGTAACTGGAAACGAATTATACGATTTCATACGAGTCGAGCCGGGTTTTGACGATGTGGCAGTTAACATGCTACTCCAAACAGCTACAGGCGAGGCCGAACAGTTTTTGAATACAGATTTTGACGGTATCGAAGCACCGGCACCCGTTAAGACTTGGGTATTCAACCGCGTTTATCAGCTATACGACAGCCGGGGTAATCATTCCCGCCCGGAATACACCCTATTACAAACATACCGCGTATACCCGTTTAAAGGTTCCGAATGACTAGCGTCAACATGCGTCATAAGGTCATTCTACAGC